TTCCACTGGTTAGTTCGCCTGTATCGGCTGTTCCGTTTGCATCAGATGAGCGTGAAGCAGCACCAGAAGTAACAGCAACGTAAATACCATTTTCGGAAGCGGTTCCTTGGTTCTTAACAAGAACTCGGTCACCATTGACAAGTGTTACACCGTCGATTACGTCGCCAGCCTCAAGGTCTGTTGCAAGGTTGATTGCTCCAGTAGTTGCAACTCTTACCGATGCTTTAACATCAAGACCCTGTCGTGCGGCATCTACATAACCCTTGGTCGCAATATGTGCGGCATCTGTCGGGGTGGCAACTTTAGCGTTACCTTGTGCATCACGTTTTACAAGTTTGGAAGCGGTTGCAGCATCAGTTGCATCCGTAAGCATCTGCCACATTGCGGCTGGCAACAAACCAGCACTATCGGTGTCAGCGACATTGAGTGTGAGGGTTACCGTGCCGTTTGATTCAGAAACCGTAAGCGCTTCAGCAATACCTGCGCCACCACCAGAAACAAAGGTGTGGGGAATAGAAACAAACGCTGAACCCGTGTACACCTTGATGGTGTCGGTCGCTGTGTTGTAGACGAGGCGGCCTTCAAAGTTCCCCGTAGTGGGGTCAGTTGCTACCTTTTGAAAAGTGGCATTAAGGAGTTCGTTTTGATTAAGGTCTAGGTTTGTAAGAAATTTTTGTGCCATTTTACTTCCTTATGTGAGATAAGCCTTACCCGAAAACGCCGCTGAAAAATTAACTGTGATTTGAGTCGTGCTGTTATATGTTACATCACCAAACACGTGTGTATCTGCAGAGTCCACGATTGTCACCGATGGTTTTCCACCAAGAGTGTGAGTAATTACCCAAGAGGTAGCGGCCTGTCCTTGGGTAAATTCATGACGTCGAGTGTTGGCTGCGCCAGCAAATGCCCTGACAGTTACGAGATTTGGTGAGTCTTGATTAACAATTACTTGATTAGCGGTGTCTTGGTTGATGTAAACCTGATTGGGCACATTGCTCATCGGGTAACCTCAGATATCAAGGTGACATCCCCACGAATAACCTTTGAAACTGTTCCATCAGAACTTATGATTTCTAAGTCATAAACCCCACTAGTTGTAATGGTGGCTGTGTCAGCGGCAGTGATGCTTAAAGAAATTTCGTTATTCTTTGTTGCGTCCACACCGATATTTGGATTTATTGTTATTCGACTATTTTCTGTAGTCAAAACAATAATTGTGGACGTACTGTCAATAGTTCTACGGATATGCATCCGAGCAGTAAAACCAGCCAAATTAAAATTTTCGAAAGTTGCACCCGTAGGGTCCGTTATCAGGTCTGGTTGCTCAAGAGAGATGAGGCGCCCAAAAGTAGAGCCCTGTTCTATTGTTATGTTATAAACACCAGCAATCATGGGCGCGCTCTCCTAATCAAAGACACTTAAATTGTAGATTAGGAACCCCTGTCTTTAAGGACAGTTTCAGATTAAAGTGCTGAAACAGAGTCCTTATTTGAGCCAACCTTCTTAAGACCCATACTTATCGCAATTGACGCGGCAACAGCAGTAACCCCAATTTTCAAATTGGCAGAATCGGTCAATGCATCAAAATCAGAACCAGCAGCAACCCATGCACCCAGGAATGCTGTAACAAATGTCTTTACTGCCTGTTCAACTACTTGCTTAATAAATGCCATGCTCATATTGTTCTCCTTGTTGTGTTTGTTTCTTATTTTAATTTTACCACTACCCGAGTGGCGCAACATCCAATAGGCCATAAACTTCATCGTCGAGCAAAAACGGCAGCGACGTATACGCCGCATGGACAATATCAAAACCTAACGGTTTAGCCAATTGGGCAATAGCCACAATCTCGTCACTGGTATCCCCATTAGAAACCACACCGGGTGTTTCTGTCAATAGGGTGTAAATATTAATTAGAAAACTTGAACCCCCAGGAAAAACGTATACAATTTTTTGACCAGACAAAAGTTGTTTTACTGACTCCCTAAGCGCCTCAACACTGCCAGCACCCCAACCAAAATAAGAATTTTCTAATTGCCACAAAACAAACTCATCGGCGTCAACCGAATTAGCAGCAAGAATTTCGGCGCCGTTAACGTTGATATTTCTTAAAATTCTAGAACCAGTAAATTGACCAAGCCAGTTAATAAACTCTGGTCTCACTGTTTCAGGGTCTGTCAAAACACTATTTGTCCAAGGTTCATCACCACTATACTCAGCAGGAATTTCTTCTGAAAGATATTGGTAAGCATCGGAATATAATTGAGCGGCGTCATTTGCCCTAGATGTTAGTACGTGAAATAATTTATAAAAAGGGTAAGTTGGATACTCTTGTAGGCCGTCTTTGTCCCAAATAAAAGAGGGGATGTTTTGTCTTAAATTTCTAACAAAAACATTTTTATAAAAACTGTTATCACTAATCAATGTAAGCAAGGAAACATAAAAAATATTTCCACCATGGTTAGAGATTGTAATTTGTATGTCAAAAGAAATAGAAACGCCGCCAGCATTAATGACGGGAGAGTAACCCGTGGACCACTGTGATGGTTTTGTTGTATCCTCATGTACTGTAGTAACATTTGTTTGGTCGTTATGGATTGAAGTACTTAAATTTAATGCTCTTGTAGCAAAATACCGTGCATGAAATTGAAAATCATCATTTATGAGTAACGTATTAGCAGAGGTTATATTATTTAGAGTTAAAACAATATTATTGATTTCGCTTGTTGGCTGTACTTTAAAAGAATATTGAAGTGGGTGAACGTTTTCTTCCGCAATGACAGAAATTGTTGCCCCAGTAACAGACCAGTTATTGGCGTAGCCCGTAGGGCTTAACTCTTGGCCATCAGTACCGAATCTAGAAAGAGCATTGGCTGGACTAATAATGTTTAAGGTTGTACCCATAAATTATTACTCAGCCGTGTACGGAGTCATCGTTAAGGTTATGTTTGCGGTAGTTAAATTTAAAAGAGTTCCTTTTTTGTTGTACATCAAATCATTCCCTACGTTTGAATCCCAATAAGTATTGCCGCCAACGGTCGCCAAAGTAAGCACCGTAACGTGAATAACAGCAGAGTTTTGTTGAAGTGCAGACAAGACTTCGTTATATCGCACTCGTTCTTCTGTGTATTGACAATTTCTAGGAGAAAATCTTTCTGCGACGTAAGCCTTAATTGCATCCGAAACCACGGTCGAATCGTATGCTGAATTGTATAAAATTGTTGCCGTAATATTAAAAGTCACTAATGGTGGGTCCATGATTCCAATATCAAGACCAGCAGTTGTTTTGCTTACAATATCCGCAAGAATGTCGGTTTTTTCTCCATTTGTAAGCACTCTATTTGGGCCATAAAGATATATTGTTACATATCCAGCAGAATCGCCCTCACCGTTTAGTAGCGCGCCGCCAGAATCTGTTAGGTCATAAACTTTTGTTCGTGTTATTAACTCTGGATACGAAGTTGACAAATATGATTGAAGTTGCAATTTTGTTGTTCTTGCTGATGTTACTGATTGTATGTATGTTGTTGCACGATTTAAAAATTCATCAGTCGTTTCGGAATTCAAACCATTTACAAAAGCACTACTACTTTTTGCAGAATAAAGCGACTGGCTATAGGTTAAGATTTTTAGATTAGTATCGTTTGCAATTTGAGGGATACCACCAAAAACTAAACACGTACAACCAACAGTCCCAGTTGGTAGCGCTGACCCTGGTTGGTTTGATGCGATTGTTAAAATTTCGTCTGTGGAAAAAGCATATTCTAAAATTTGGTCGTTTTGAGTAATTTCAAAAGCGAGCAAAGTGCCTTCTGGGACAACTGCGCCACCACTGCTTACGGCAGTAAGTTGAGCAATCAAGGTAGCCCTGGTCCCTTCGTTGGTCGGAAACCCCAACATCTTTGAAACGCCTAACATCAAAGAATTAGGCAACCTATTAATTGCATTAATATTCAAAGCACTCATATACGCAAAGGCCTGAAACATTGCATCCTCTGGCGTCCCAGGACGTAAATTAAAATCTGGCAAAACAAGCCTGGCTAGATTTATTGAATCAAAATAAATAGACGTTGGTTCAACATCCATAATTCTTAAATCAACATATTGTGTAAAATCTATTGTCATTTTAAACCTATCTTCTTAAGTTGTATGTAAAACTGATAGTTAATGTTCCGTCATCTTCAATCAACGAACCACTAACATTTTTAATCTGAATTTCTGGGATAAATTTACCGACTGATAAAGCAACCATTTCTGGCGAAACACGAGCAAATGTTATATCAAAAACACCAAAATCTGGCGTAAGCCTTAATGAATTAGGCTCAGTAAGTAAACAGAAACTTATTAATTGCTTAAAATAATTATCAGAGCCTTGTTTAATTTTTGTTATTGTGCCATCGTTATCAAACGAAATTGGGAATTTAAGAGAGTCCATATGTTTTCCTGTATTTAAAGTATCTCATATTATTAGGCCTCCTCTAACGCTTCAACTCTTGCTTCAAGGGCCGTTAAATCAGCCGTGGACGCAAAAACATCATCTTTTTTAGAAATTGCTCCGACAACAAAAATATCTTTGGTTTGATGACCCAAAAACCCACATATCACTTGGTCGCCAATATCTAGGGAGTAGGTTGTTGTTTGACCCAAAAATTCAACGTCTTTGAAAACACAATCTAAATCTCTAACATCTATTTGAACCCTGCCACCGACCATTGACACAACAGTGCCTCGATAGAAACCCCCACCCCGAAGAGGGTATGACGCTGCTTTTTCTCCAAATTCGCCAATATTAATTTCATTAACCATTTACACGACCTCCGAATTACTTCCACCGCTTCGACCCACTCTTGCTGGCTGCGATTCTTGGCGTCCAGAATCATTAAACATACTTGTAGGAAGTTTATATTTACCAGGCCAACGTTCGCCAATTGCTATTTGTTTAATGTCTTTTGCTGGTTTTTCTATTGTCCTAAAATTGACCGTAACTGGGTTGGGGCTTAATTCTTCGTACTCAACACTGGTAATCAAATAATATCCGCTCAGGTAGGGAATTTCTCCAACATAAGCAGTCATGCCTGGTCTAAGACGAACTCCGTTTAAGCGGTCGACAATACATGTCCCACTACCTTCAAGTGGGTCATTTATCGATTGCTGCATTTGAGGCAACTGTTGCAATATAAATTTAGTATTCATTTGTTTTGTTACAGGGTCAACATATGCTGGATATGTAAGAAAAGTTCTATACCTAATTTCATCTACGTTTTTCTTTAATTTTTTTCGATATTTACTGTACGTGTATTTTTCTACACCCCATTTATGCAGTAACCATTTTTGACTACCAAAATACAAAACACCATCTGCTTCAAAACACATAAATTTTGCATCCCCAGCAAGTTTTTTAATTACATCCCACAGACTGTCGGCTTGCTGTTCTCCTGACGCCTTAGTAATTGTTTGCGATTTTGTTGTTTGCTCACCAACAAACTCTAATCCATACTTCTGAGCAGCGTTTTTTACAAACGCAGTGCCAGTGTCCTTTATTGAGCCCATTTCACTTCTGTCACGTTTCATTTGTTGAATTGCTTTTGTGTAAGCCGAAATACTCACAATTGGCGATGCCCCCTGCGATTGGGTATATGTGACGTCTGCAATTTCAAATGGATAACCAAAATACGTATGTCCAAATATGTTCGTGCTAGAAGTTGCTAGGTCATCAATACTTAAACTTTTATATATTAAAGTTTGCCCAGGTTGAAAATAATTATTTTTAGTCATTTCAAAACCAGGGTCTACAATGTCAAAACTTAAAGCAGACGCTTCGTCCATAGTAAAACTAATTTTTAACGACAATAAATTATTGTGAAGTTGAGTAACGAAACCATTTTTATTTTTATCAATAAAAACCAACGGCACATCCCTATTAGACCCAACAATTTGTAATTGCTGAGAATTGTCTCGGCGACTATTAAATGAACTTCCGTCGTCAGCAAATGATTGATATTGAGCCATCAGGTTTTACTTGTCTTCTTCTGGTTGATTGTTTGTCCAGCCAACATGTTTGCCATAATTTGAACTATTTGTGTCTGAGGGTAGCGTAAATTCTTCACTGATACTGCCTGGTGGTGGCGGTGGCGGAGGATTTTTTGAAGTGAGTCGTGGCATGGCAATTAGTGTTTGCGCTTCTATTGGTATTTCTTGTAATGTCAAATTTGCCTGCGCCCTAGTTACTCTCATGCTCTTATCACGCTGTTGTGCGTTAATCGAAAAATCGGTTATAACAAACTGGATACCCCTGCTATTGCCCAAGTCGTCATATCTAAATTGCTGAGTAAACATAGAGTCAAAATTAAAAAACGATACTGGATATGGAGTTTGAGCAATCTTTCTTAATAATTTTATTTCGTCTTCTACGTGAGCAATTAATCCATCACCATCCTTTGCAATAACAAAAGAAAGGCTAATTTGCAGTAATTGAAATTTTTTCCAATCAACAAACGAAAAACCAGCAGTTCTATCGATGGTTACCCATTCGCTACCAAGACCAGAGTATTGAATATCGTTTGGTCTATGGGTAAAAATATAACGATTTGTTACATAGTCCAAGAACCCCCAGTCTTCGTTAATGGTTGGGACCAATTGGAATATTTGAGGTGAATTTAAATATTTATCTTTTTCGCTATTATTTTTAATTATAAAAGAATTATTGACATTAACGCTGTCAGCAAATAAATTGCGGCTTCGCTGAATAGATATTGTTGTCAAAGCACCAGAATCAACCCCAGGTAAACCATCGTCAACATATCCGTTACCGCCGCCACTGCCGCCACTTCCACCACTGCCGCCACTGCCTGACCCGCCAGGACCCCCAATACTTCCGACACGCGACGTAGAAGAACTGGATTTAGGTTGATTTAAAAACTTGTTTACTTGTTCTAATGTATACCCAGAATCTAGTAGTTCTTTTCGAATTGATTCACTACTGAGACCACGCATTTTAAATGCATCCCATAAACCAATGCTGCCAGATTCATACCATTGCCCGTCTGCATAAAATCCTTTTGCATTAAAACTTCCACTTAAAGTGGATTGCGAATTCAAACTCATTTCGTATTCGTGTACAAAATAGTTTGAATATTTTTCAAATACATCATCCCAGGTTTTTAATTGCACCTTTCCACCACCGCTTGTGGATTTTGGGTCATAGTAAAACAATTGCTTGTCAGCGTCTGTGGTGTCAGCCAAATAGGATTTGAAACGTCTTATAATTTCATCTTTACTAACCGCACCAATATTGCTTTGACCAACGAATAAATCATTTGAGCCAGTCCCCAATAAGCGACTAGTCACAACACCCCTTGTTTGAAATTTTGGTACCTCCAAAATGATTTGCGGGGAGCCTGGTTTTGTATTGATGTCGGTTACTTGAGTGGTAGATAGATTGCTTTGCCCTTGCGTAACCGTATATGTTGAAATTTGTTTACTGTAATTTTGTTTGACCACAACCTGCCCACAGCACTGGTCGGGTTCGTTTTCATTGATTGCATCAGCGTACCGTGCCATTGTTTTTGAACTGATTCTTAAAATATATTTAGCGTCACCAACTTCAACTCCATTTAGGATTTGGTAAACAACTGGATTTCCACCACTTTCCTTGTATATATCAGCCAAGGCGTTGGTAATAATCAAATCTGTTTCTATATAGGTAGTACCGCCGACTAAAACGGTTTTTGGTGCTCTCATCTAATTTATGCTCTCTGTCTTTTGTCGCGCTCAAGTCTTGTGAGGTGTTCTTTAACTTGCGCTACAACTTCATCAGTACCAGCACCGTAGACGTTAATTGTATAGTTGTTACCTTGGGCACTAGGGGCACTTGCCATACTCATTGTTTTACCGCCCCCCGCACTCATTGACGGAACGGTTGTGTCTCCGGTTGGGCCAGGAACCACATGTAAATGTCTATTTAACGTACCTCCGTGAAACTCAGCAAACCCCCCATTTCGCTCAACCGTGGTTTTGTACATACCTAATTGATTACCAACTAAATCGTATGCTCGACCAGTTACGTGGTCTGAATTTATTGACCCCAGATTATTGGTTCTGTAAGATGAGGTAATGTTTCTTTTGCCGGAAATTAAAGAATTCATTGAGGCATGACGGCCTAGTGTTTGGGTTAATCGGGAAGATGTTGTGTCACCACGCGGAGTGGTTGTGTCTGGTTTTTTTATTTCAACACCCGCAGCAATAAATATTTCTTTAAGCGCATCTTTACTGAACCATTCTGGATTGTTTGCTACATTTGGGTCGTAGAACTTTGCCTGCATATCCGTAATTTTTTTCTGAGCGTCCAAAACCATTACTTCTTTATCACTCAAATCACTCAACGCAAAAGCAGCACTCTCTTTATCTAATTTTTGTAATGGGTCAATACCGCTAATGCCAAAACTTGATAAATTATTTGTAAAATTACCAGTTGTTAATTTTCCGCTCATTACCTGGTTGTAGAATTCTTCTTGACTACCAACATCCATGCGTCCAAACGAATCCAGAATAGACTTTCTGCCTGATGCGGAAAGTGCCTGTGCTTCAGGTGCTTCGGCCAATTTTTGTGAAAGGGTTTGGCCAAGACTTGCTTTGACGCCCTTAAGATTTTTTTCGTTATAGCCAGTCATCGCTGCTCTGCTGGCACTCCCACCGGCATAGATTTGGGAACTCATCCCTTCAAGTTGTCCACCTTTTTGGTTGAATAAAGCACCGGTGCCCTCACCAAACATTTTTTGGAATTCAAAATATGCCGCACCAGTATCTCCGCCCGCTCTGGTAATTAACTGTTCTTGTGCTACACCTATCATTTGTCCAAGTTCAGACACGTCTACGGCTGAATTTGGGTCATCTTTTAGTTGTTGTCTTCTGGACTGACCAAAAGCAGCGATTGCTTCATCGTATATAAGCGGTGCTTTTTGTCGTTTTGCGACTTGGTCAAAAATGCTCAAGTTTTCCATAAGCATCTGCGCCAACTCTGCGTTGACTTGTTCTTTTGTTCGCTTTACAGTAATCCCTAATTTATTCAAAGCATCGGTCATGCTTATTGTTGAGTCATAAAGATTAAGACCAATACTCTGTGCCAGACGGTCAATTTCTGTTTCTGTTTTGCCAGTCATTTGTGTAAAGACATTCATTCGGTTCTGTGCCATGGTCGTCAATCTGTCTGACGCTGTTGCTTCCGCATTCCCCTGTTTTTCAAACTTTTGCAACGCCTCTTTACGAGTATTGTCGTTTTTGTTCATGTCTCCAAATTGCGATGCCGACATGTTAATGCCTAAGTCTTTTTGATTATTAAAAATTTCTAATAAACTTGCTTTTTGTGCCGCTCGATTTGTTTTATCTCTTTGTCGTTTGCCAAATAAATCTCTAAGTTGATTGGCTCCATAACCAAGGGCACCGACTGCTGCACCGCCAACACCACCAACTAACGCACCTAGACCAGCACCAGGCAATGTGCCTAATGGTCCGCCAACCATAGTGCCACCAATAGCACCAGCCATACCGCCACCAGCGGCACCAGCACCCGCACCCGAAAGCACCATGTTCATAAAACTACGACGGTTGCCTATTTTTTTATTGTTTCTACCGGCAATTTCGGCAAGGTCTTTACGTTTTCTTGAAAACTTTGTCATTGCTGCAAGGTTTGCAGACTCGCCTTTTCTTGTTTTTGTTAACAACGCGGCTTGCGCCAATAATTCACCAAGCGTATTCTGCATTACGTCAGTTACTGACGCTTTTATTCTTTTGGCTTCAATTTTTGCTTTATTAATTGGGGCCATAATTGCGCCCATTGCAAAACCTAAAGCCGAACCAATAATTGCGCCAGGTGCTCCGCCTAGTTTTGCGCCGATAAGTCCGCCAGCAGCAGCGCCGCCACCTGCGGCAAGTGCAGTGTTTCCCGACCGTGTAGCAAGTGTTCCGCCAGCAAGTGCCAACCCAGCAGTTGGGCTATACATGCTCACCATTGACGCAAGACCTAAACCATTTTTTAATTCATCTGGTGCTTTATCTGATGCTTTAGACAAAGCCATAGAAAGCGCTATGGACGACATACCGCCAGAGAGTGCTCCCTTTCTCATCTGTTGTTGTCCAGATTTGTCTGTATATGTTCCACCAAATAATCTTGCGTTTAATCTGCCACCTGACCTTGCGTCCCTAAAACCAGCACCCATCCCACGAAGACCAAAACCCATACCTTTTGGCGCAGGAGGTCCACCTACTGGGGGTCCACCTGGCGGAGGCACTGGCGATACTGGACCAGTAGGAGTAAGCCCTGAGCCAGGAATTTTAGGAATCTTACCAGCCGTAGCCGCCACAGTACTTAAAGCACTTGACGCTGCGGTTGCCGAACTGCTTAATGAACCCAAACTTGAAACAGCCGATGGCATTGCTGCGGCTGGACTAGCACTTGCAGCACCTGGTACTGGCCTCATTAAAGCCCTTAACCCTTCCATGCCTTTAGGAATACCTAGCCCGGTGCTTCCCTTGCCTGACAACAAACCTTTTAATCCCGCGACACCACCTATGCCACTTGTGCCCTTGCCCGTCAAAAGACCCGCCATTCCTGCGGGCGAGGCAAGACTGCCAGCAATCCCAGTTAATTTTGCTACTTCTGGCCCCAACAGACCACTACCACCAACCGCACCAGCCGCAGCACCCCATGGTCCACCTACTTTAAACCCAGCCATGCCACCCTTGATTGCCCCACCAATGTTTACGCTATTAGCCGTTACGTTCATTGCTTTAACACTTGTGACTCCACCAAAATTGGTTTTAGCGCTTCGACCAAGTCCCATAAGTAACTGCATCGTGCCACGACTGCCAAACATTTTTTCTATACCGCCAAGAATGTCGCCAAAAAATTCAAATTGTTCTTTAACGCCCTCAACAATGCGTGTTAAGAAACTTAGATTATTTCCAATTTTGTCGCCAACAATTCCAAAAAACTTAACCAACAGAGCAAGTGTTTGCCCAAGTGAATCAGCAAACCTATTTAAGCCAACCTGATTGCTTTGCAACATATCATTCATGTTCATAGTTGCTTCTTTAATTTCTGTCCACACGGGTCTGAAAACTCTGCCGAATAAACCCTCTAAGACCCTTGCCCCATCAATCAAAGGACGCAACGTATTGTTCATATCTTTCCAGCCGTTGGTGAACTTGTTCCAAAACATACCTATTCTTTTAAACATTCCTTCAGACTTAGGTAAATAGTCAGTAATAAGTTTTACGTAAAAATCACTTACTTTTTGCACTGCTTTTACCATAAAATCTAAAAGACCACCCCTTTTACCAAATGCGCTTAACTGGCCTGACGTAGACTTAAATGCGACGGAAACACTTTTAAACATTTTTTCAAAAGCAACTTTTGCAGGCTCTAAAAACTCTTGACCAAAATCAGCAAACATATTTCTTATTTGAGTAAAAAATCCTTTAGCCTGACCCATGAGTGTGCCACTGACGGCATCAAATTGTCCTTCAACGCCACCCAATGAAGAAAGTTGACCACTATTTAATGCAGAAATAAATTTTGCTTTTGAGTTGATTCCGGCTTTGTCTGCTTTTTTCATTGCTTCAACCATTGCTGGACCAAGTGCTTTTGCTGCTGTTTTTACCTCTGAATAACTTTTCTTTGTATCTTGTAACACGGCAATAAGTTCGCCAGCCTTTTCGACGCCCTGTTCAAGAGGTTGACCAGCCGCTGCAAAATTCATCAAACCTTTTAGTAATGATTTGCTTTGAGCATTAAAACTTACTGTTCCTGATTTAGAAACTGCACCAAAAGCCTTGTTTAAGTTTTCAATACCAAGACTTGCTAAAGTGGTGTCTGTCTGCAGAGACCGCATAATCATTCGTGTTTGGTTTAGCCCGCCACTAAACTCTTTATGCGTTTTGGTTTTGTACGCATACATAGCGGCCTGTTGTTCTCTGACCGCGGCAGAAACTAAACCAATTGCCATCGCCGCGCTAGCAGCAACCCCAGCAGTTGCGGCAAGGGTTGCGTTCCACGCTTTGATTAAAAATTTTCCAGCGATAAATAAAGCGTGAACACCCATCATGGCTATGGCATAAATACCCATTTGCATTGTTGCTATTTTTAGGGCGCGAACAACACCCTTCATCATGGCTTTACCAAAAGCCATAATCGCTTTATCCGTTAAGTCAAATTTGGCTTTAGCCAATAATGCTTTATTACCAAGCGAACTTATCCCTTTTGCCGCAAGTACTGACGAGGAAGCAAGTTTAAGCATCGACCTACTGGTTTTGTCTAGGGATGACTTTAAGCCCTTAAGTGCTCCTATGGATTTTAAGACAGCACCTAAGTCAGCAGCCGTGCTGATTTTAAGTTTTATGCGTTCTTTTTCTGCCATATGTCGAAACAGCCTTATTTTTTAAATAGGGCGTTCGAGGGGAGTGCTACTTGTTTTCGCGCCGTTCTCGCTCGCGGTCTTCACTAACAACTTTAGCACATGCCATTAATACCATCCATTCATCTGGCGACGAATTTAGTAATTCAAGTGGATTTGTGCCCCACAACTCTCCCAATCTGGCAGCGTTGATAATATTAGAGTCCTCAACTAATTCGTCGAAGACTCCTTCAGCGGGTCCGATGTATCAACGGTATCCGAATACCCAGCAGCCTCAAGAATGGCCAATGCTGCTCCCTCAACGTGCGGGTCTACTCCAAAAAAAGCACGTACGCAATCTGGGACTGGACGAGTAGTGTCAGTCATTGCCAAAATTGTGTCAGATGCAAAAGTAAGTTCGTTACTATTCTCATCCATTACTTCTTGTTCGTTAAAAATCATTCCCTTAGTTGTATGACCAACTACCGAGCAGGCAAACTTTAATGAATCCATACCGTTTTTTGAGTCTTCCCCTGCATTTTTTCGCCAATTTCGTAATTGGTTTTGTGTGATATTTGGACTAATAATCAAAGTTACGCCTGGACGCTCAGGCACGTCAAGATGAACAATTGGTCGTTCAACTTTCTTCTTGATGGCGGAAGTTAACTGTTCTAAAACAGTTTCTTCTTTACGCGGCGATGCTTCTGTTTTTGCGCTACGTGTTTTTTTGTCGTCATTAGTTTCTGAGTAAAGTTCATTTGTCATAAACGTCAAACTAACACATTGACACTTAATAAAGTGTCAAAGATTAAGGAATCTTTTAGGCTTTACTTGCTACTTTTGAAACCGAGAAGGTTAATGCAAAAGTTGAAGGAGCACCAGACGATGAATCTCCATCTGGTTCAGTAAGACCAACAAGTAGTGCTTTTGAATACACACGGTCAAGACCAGGAACTGCAATATCGCAATTGTAAGTCTCTACGTAAATGTCGTAATAACCTTTACCTACGAAATTTCGCAAAGAAGCGATTTTTGCTGCAAGTCCAGTTTTGCCGTCTGTAGGAATTCTGTCATCGTCGTAGTGAGCCGTAAGAGTAATGTCGCCAATATCAAACGGAGCACATAGAACGGTAGGAGAAGACGCCCCACCTTCGTAAATTTTTTCTACAGATGCGGTCATTTCCCCACCTGATACTTGAGCAAAAAGAAACGATTCCCACTTAGGGAGCGCCGCGTTTTCGTGCGGTGCAATTCTTGCTAGGACTTGTCTTTGGGATACTTTTGCCATGTTCTATTCCTCCGTGGCTTAGACGACTGACTTAGTCAGGTTTGACTTAATGATGTCGACTTCGATTTTGTCGCCAACGCTTGAGACCCGTAGGCCAACACGCGCCTTAATAAGGCCATCAGCAAGTTGTGTAACTGGGTTAATTGTTGAATCACACTTTACTGTGTAGCCAAAATCAACTTGTTTTCCATTTGCGTCAAACGCTTCAAACAAAGCACCCATTGTTCTTAGTGGTTCAAGCACTGAGAACAATTTTGACTCAACGCTTGCAAACACCGTATTGCGTCCGTCAATCACGCTAAAGACCAAGTCTTCGAGAGAGTTATTGGCCTCAACAACCACTTTATTTACAACGTCTTGCGCTGTGATGTAACGGAAGTTTAGTGTGTCGCTGCTCACGCTTCGTGCACCATAAATACGAACCGAGTTATTAATCAAACGAATTGCGTTTACGTATGCAACATCAAGTGCGTCACCGTTGGTCTTATTAATATCTGTGGCTACACCATTGACAAATCGAGCAGAAGAAATCAAACCAGCACCTGGTTGATGCGGTCCTACTTGAATGTGCGCAACCGCTCTTTTGGCTGCGGCATAAGAGTCTGGCGGAATTAAGCGATTAACTCCAGACGTGGATGTTGGAACGTAAACCCATGGATAGAGGTAAGAAACATGCTCTGGGTATATTGCTGCACCAGCCAACGCATCGCCAGCAGTAGTTGCTTCAGCGACTGTGTCGTCAAACGCACCATACAAAAACGCAATTCGGTTATAAGAGTTTGCGTGGGTTGCAAGACCAGTTTGAACTGTTGTATGCGAACTTTCTGGACAAATAACTACGCCAGTTCCGTAAGACTCTAGGAACAAATCATTAGCAGTATTTACAATATCGGCAACTAACGGCGCAGAGGCACTGCCAGCACTAAGCGTATTGCTTGTTGATAGGTTGGCAGGGAGTGTTGCTGTTCCTGCATCTACCGCAACGACTCTTTTGCTAGCAACCGGATGTGCATTGATTCTTCCAACAATTTGTAAAGATGTCGAGCAATTGCCCGAACTAAAAAACAAAACGTCATTGTCAAAAAGAGTAACAATTTTTGTTCCAGCAACAGTTCCTGTTGCTACAACCACTTTAATACCAGTACTCCAAGAACCAGGACCATTAGCATTGATAGTTACACACGTAGCAGGAGAACCAGCACTATTGAGTAATGCTAAGGTTCCTGTTGTTGGCGAAGCCGCTGCAGTTCGACCAATCCACACACGAGTTCCACCTTCTTCAAAAAATGTTTGGGCTGCTGGGTGTGCGTAGCCTGTTGAAATATAGCCACCATAGATTGCTTCAAATTCAGAAAGGCTAGTTACAAGATTAGCCTGAGTTACAGAACCGCGTTCCGTAACGCCCACCAAAAACATCTGGGAAGCAGATGGAGTTACTGAGTTTGTCGGACCTGTTCTTACTGCTGTTTGTATGTTTACGCCTACCATAAAACCTTCCTAATCTTTTTCACACTCGAGTTGCAGAAAAATGACACCTTGTTTTCTTCTATTGTACAGATGTTTTCTCGCTGCTCGTAGCAACTGTTTGCGGAACTTCTTGTTTATTCGGTGGTGCTTTTTCTTGATTAAGAGGTTTGAGGATTGTTAATTTTTCGTCCTTTAGGCCTTTTTCAATTACTGGAGTCATTTGAGAAACCATAACAATTTGATTAGAGTGAAGTAATGTGCCGCCTGAGTCAAGGTCAAATGGACCACCTGATTGATTTTTGACCACAATCCCAGATTCTTTGAGTTTCGTGATATCCACGTTTAAATCTAAGAATGTTAATAATTGAGCCATTTTTTAAATCCAATCTAATTACTTATATAAAGTGTACCCAAAAAACAAGAGCAGAAAGAGAACTAAGACCAATTAGCCGTAGAAAGATTGGTGTCGGTCACACCCTGTTGTAGTACCTCAAGTGAAATATCTGTAGGGTTTTGGGAAGTTGGCTGGAATATGTCCGCACGTGTAACTATTTCATTTATTGACATTTCGTAACCGATATATGAACCAGCCATAACTCTGTCACCTTTTAAAAGTGTTGTATCAGAAAATTCTTCTCTAATAGTTGATTCTTCAATCTTTGCTTGAAATGTTTGCCGAGTATCGGTGGCTTGTAGGCACGGATAGTCCAGTAAAGCAGACCGAACAACAGTGGTGAGCCTGTCTCTTGCAATAGTTGCCTCTTCGGAACCCAATCCCCTGCACCAAACATAGGTCCTCATCTGATAAGTCACCCTGTATAGGGGGTCGTATCCGTCGTATGAATCACGACTAAAAGAAGAAGTTGAAATGACAACTGTAATAATAGTTGGCCAAGTATCAAGGGCTAATGGTTCAAAAGTAAAAAACCTTTCTGGAGTCGGTAATTGGGTGTCGCTTAATTGCCAACCATTTCTATAACGATTGCAACGGGTTGGGATATCTAATTCTAGATAATTAGAAACATATTCTTTTGCGAATTGCGCACCATGCATTAACTGATATGAATCGGGCATATTAGAGCGTCCCATCCACTACATATTTTTTAACTATTGATGCCAGTTCTTCTTGCCAAACTTCTGGCGCAAACAAAACTTCGCGCTTTGGCATCTTGGTTGTCCCATATTGATGGAATTTTGCGTATTGAATATTTGTACTATAAGTAGCCCAAGTATCGTGAGCATCAATTTCTGGGCCAACAACGGCCACCGAATTGAAAAGAGCGCCAGTCCTAACCATCGGAGGTGCTCCTGGGAAATGTGTAGATTTCCACGCTGCATACTTAGGGTTTAATGGTGCCCACCCGCCAACCAGTAAACCTTGCGAAGTATAATTTTCGGCCATATATTTTCTTAAAGATAAACCGGCTTTTACAAGCGCGGGTTGTAAATTCTTTGAGCGGTGTTTAATGTCTTTTAATTTGTCTTTGGCGTCAGACATACCGTCTTCGTCAATGCGAGCCTTAAGTAAAAACCCCATTTAAGAAATCCGATGACGCTTGTACCGTTTTAGCATTATTAATTCTTTGTCAGTAAAGCCAGTTTCTGCTATTGCTACATTTCTAGGGTTTAAATCTTTAACACCGACAACATCGTCATGCATGTTTTGCATTTCTCTTGTTGCTGCTCTTAGAATCATTAATTTAAACATTTTTATGTTCGCACCAACAAGACCTGCGGTATAGGTCACTTTAATAACATCGTTTGCAAATCCACGGTAAACATCGACACCATATCTGCGCACGGTATAATCTTGGTCGACAACTAAGACTTGAGAATTCGATTGAACTGGAAATAAAGTGACATTACTAACAGTCACCACCGGGCTATTTCTTAAATAAATAGTTGTTGGCGGTTCACTATAAGTTACGGTTCCTGCGGCTGATGTGCTGTCTAGGCTCTGATTATAGAAAAAAGAAGTCAACGGAATACCGACATGTGTTGCCGGAAATACGTGTGTCTCGTTTGTAAAAGTACCAACCTCAATCGGGCGATTTAAGAAGGCTTCAAGTTCGCTTTGAAGACCAGCAAGAACAATATCGGCAGCGTCTAATTGTCTATTAGACAACGTAACGTCCATGTAGGTTCTTAGGTCTGTTGAAGTTACTAACATAATTTTTTACCCCAGTTCTGGAGTATTGGTTTAAGCGACAGGCGTACGACGGCGTCTAACTCTACGCAATGCTCGGTCTAGTAAACGTCCAGCACCAGATTCGGCCAGAATTTGACCAGTGGAAGCCGTAGGGATACGACCAGTTCGACGACGAGCAATCGCCTCATTTACTCGATTTGCCAACCTACGGATAGTGCCACCACGACCTTCTGATTCGTCGCCACCAATATTGTTTTGTGTGTCCATTCTGTCTCCCAAATAGTCAATACTCCATAAAGTGTAGCATATTGCTACTTTATGGTTACTACCTATCTTTGTTGGGTGGACGCTCAATTACTGGCACGACACCTACTGTCCCAGCAGGCGCCTCAACTGGCACCCACGCACGTGAATATTTATGTTCAGAGATTTTCCTATGCTTGATAATTGTGCCGTCAAAAAGAACATCCAGTTCATCATGCTTCATCATCAATAAACGGTCAAAATCTTTTTCGGCGTATTCGCCACTATTGAATAAATCCCTAACAATTGACGAAACCTTGTGTGCCAAAAGATTCCCCCTACCCCGATTTAACTGTAAATGCATCACCATGGCTTCAAGTGAGTCGCAACTAACAAAAAGAACGGGCACCAAATTGTTGGTTTTTTTATTTAACTCAACTATTTCTTTAGCAAGCATCCATCTTTGGTAACCATCAATAATAATATTTGTATCTTTTTGAACAATTATTGGAGTCAGGAATCCGTACCGCAAAAGAGAAGTGGAAAGAACGAGTAGGTCGGGCCTAAGAATATAGGTCGCGTGCCATTCAGGTTTAGTAAGTTTATCAATATTGATAAATTCGATTTCCATACCACCATCCTGCTTTCTTATTGTTTATTTTTGTTAAATTATTACAATTCGTCTATCATTTCTGACAATTCACGAACCGCGTATACTTTTGTTTTTGGGCCAATTGGGCTTACCGAAACTACTGAATTGATTGAATCCAAAAACATTGTTCTAATCATTTGGTACACGGTATAAGATTTTGGGTCAGACGAATGTTTTTTACGAAATTCAGCGACATAAGCGCGTGCGCGTGTAGTTTTTGTTTCGCCAATCATATAGTCATCAATAAACATTTTTGCTCCATCAAAACCAAACTGTGCGTAATTTTTAATGATTGCATCAACATCAAGGGATGACCAATATAAACGTTGAGCGTCAATATAAGGAAAAGCCTTAACAAGTCTGTCGTAAAATTCTGGCTCCGTTTTAATCACGTCACCAATTCTCCTAATGGCTACTGCGTGCAAAGGAATTCCAACTCTCGTATTACTCCCAGTCATTGCCGCAACGTCATAATAAGAACAATATTCAGCATTATGTTCTTCGATTATGTACTTAAAAACATCATTTGTTTGCCAATCGTATATAACCTTAGCCATTTTTAAAGGGATGCTTTTTTTCATTTTATAAGGCGACACAATGTAATTCTCGTGAAGTTTTTGAACCAATGAGCGGTAACGAACCATTGATTCATTTGCCCTTACGCCAGTCAAAAAAGCAATATTGCCAGTTTTGCCTTGTGTCGTGTAGTAGTCAATTGATTGAGGAATTGGTTTGTCGTGGGGTAAGCCAAAATGATGGCCACTAATTGCCCATGGGGGCATATCTCTCACTAATCGCCCTTCGGCCTTACGTTTATCGCTCCAAAAAATGACAGACTGTCTACGCCCAAGTACCCATATTTCTGAAGTAGTTGGCAAACAATACCACTCCATATCGACCCACGGATAATTCTTAACTTTTTCAATATACTCAGCAATTCTTGGGCTAACCATTTCTTCGTCTCTAAATATTACTTTGACCGGGCCAAGTCCTCGCTCTTCGTGAACTTCTTTTGCAAGATATAAAACCGCTGTTGAATCTTTGCCGCCCGAGAACTGCACACAAACTGTGTCAAAGGTGTCATAAACGTGCCGTATCCGTGCACGCGCCGCATCTACACAATTAATATCTAAAAACATTCGCTGCCTAGTCATTACTGTTTATCAAATTTCACAATGTTCATCAACAAAATTCATCAAGCGTTCTGCTGTTGTGTTGCCATCAATGCTTGGATTACTTCTCAGCCACCGAACAAAGTCGTACCATTTTGCTTGTTGCTGTGGATTGTCAAAAACAATCGTGTATTGGACAACTGCTTGTGGTGCGGAATTGGGTAAAGCAATAGTCGAGCCCCTAATTGCTATATCGTTTTGGTCCAAAGAACCATCGGCCATAATTTTTGACTTGCCGTCGTCTTCGTCAGTTTTCACTAAGTTTTTTAATTCTTCGGTTGTTTTTTCTATTAATGCAGACGTTAGTGGGTCAATAATCGTTGGTGTAAAATAATCATTATTTGATGAATTAACTTCTTTGCGTGTTGCTTTTTCGTCAATAGCCGCTATTTCAAATTCGTCCCAACCCAAATTGTCCCATAGCGAACCATAGTCACTAGAGACATCAACCAGCATTTGATGCAATAAATCATCATCGGTATAACCCAACTCCATGGTTCTATTGTCGGCTAACGCAAACGCAATTGCGCGTTTGTCGTCACCTTCAAGAAAAATACATGCAATTTTTTCCCAACCAAGTTTTTTGGCAGCCATTAATTGGTGGTTTCCAGCAATCACTGTAGATGTACCATCTTCGTTTTTTTTCGCAACTATGGGTTTAATTTGCCCAAACTCTTTATACGATGCAGCAATTGCGTCAATATTGCCTTTTCTTGGATTGTTGTCAAGATTCAATAACGAGTCAACTGAAACTATTAAACCTTTTAGCGAACGGTGGATATTCTCTACCATACCTACACCTGTGCCCTAACGTTTGCATTCAAGGTTCGCATTGAGTCCATCGATGTACGAAGTGATAATAATTTTTCTCGTTTTGATTTAACCAACGCTTCGGCACATTTAAAATCAAAATTTTGTTGGTCCATTTTATAATCTGCCCAAGCCTCTCGTTCCTTAATTGAACCTTTTGCGGCTAGATACTCTTTGGCCCAATTTGACCTATATAGTGCTTCCTTTTTTGCAGCGTCTAGTGCTAGGACCTCAAAAACTTCGGTTTCATTTTCAAGCAAATCTATTAAGCGCAATAATTCTTCTTCAATGTCGACTTGACTAATTGGAAAACTACGAGTCATTTAAAACCACCTTTTTATCAAACGATTGCAGTAATGGAGTCCAATCTATCTTGTCCAACGACGACAACTGTATTTTTGACCATAGGAATTCCGATAAACCCAATTTTGCTAAACCCATTTGTTCCAATACCCAGGCATCGTATAAATCATCAGCGCTCGCACCAGAAAATTCAACCTTTGCAAATTCTGAAACAGAGAGCATGACCTCAATCTTCGATGCATTGCCCTTACCTGTTGCAAATTTGGCTCGGCATGTTGGCGGAACATCTATAACGGTAAAACCATTTTGATAAAGAACAGATTTTACAACACCGCCCAGTTCACCTATTGAGTGAGCCCTGCTAAATTTGGACCCAAAAGAATAGCCTTCAAGCATAATGACTTGTGGTTTTTCAAGAACGGCAGTGTGTAGCACCCTTTCGGATATTTCAATTAATCTTTTTACGCCTTTGTTCTTGCTATTAATAGAAAAGGGTTTTCCAAGCAGACAAACACCAGTAGATGTTAACGATAAATCTAAACCCATGACTTTAGTAGGCAACATGAACCTACATTAGCCTAGATTTAACTCTTATCCCATCCATGTTTTGCTAAACCTAACTCAAAAGCCAAAGCAGGATAATTACCTATGCGGCTGTGGCATTTACGGCAAACGGCTAAAACGTTATTTTCGTCTAATATTGACCCCCCCTGAGACCTTCTGACAATTTCATGAACATCCGTTGACTGGAGCCTTACGTAAGTAATCAATTTGTCATGCTTGGCAAATATGGGACACGCCTGACAATTTGGGTATTTGTCCAATATTTGACGGACAAAAGGCCGTCGTAACTCGTATTCAAGTTCTTTTTTTTTACTTCTTTTTCGAATCACAAAGAATCAACATTAATTTTAGGAAATTCCCATCTCCCATCAAGGGCCGCCCAAAGAGACCTGTCAATTGGTGTTTCTTCGAAATCATATTCATGGATTAAAGACCTATGAGTAGTAATTGCTTTTCTATAAAAATCAACCAACGGGTCCGGTGTGGTCAATGAATAATCTTTTGGAATTTCATTTTTTTCAATTAAAGAAACAACTTCGTCAATACGTCTATCCACATGAAATTTAAACCTTGCAATTTTGTTTTGTTTATTTTGGTAAAACACTGCCGCTTCTTGTACGAGCATTACTTCCCCCATATCCGTATAGCGTTCCGCGTCGGTTATGGCATCTGATTCAATATTGCGCAATTGGTCTACTAGGTTGCCGGTAAGAAAAAGCAGGGCATCTCTCCATCGTTCTAAATTTTTAGGATTTAATAAAATTTGTTTTTGTGATGACGAAACTTTATTTTTTACATCTTCTGAAACAAGACGAGCAAAAGCATCATCATTTAATATTTCCTCATAACTCATGATTTTTTACCCCATAAAGGACAGATTGATTTATATGAACAATAATCGCACAGTTTTGATTTTTTGGGCTCAAAAACCCCAGAAACACATCTTTCATCTATCGCTGTTTTAATTTTCTTGATTCTATCAATAGCACTAATTATGGATTCGTCTGTAACTTTTTCAACAAACTTAACTCCGTCTTTAAGGTAAATCAATTCAAGTGTTGACGTACGAAAAGATTGTGTGACATTCATCAATGCAGCATAAATTCGTAACTGTTCAAATTTGTCAGACAACCAAAGTTTGTTTGGGGTTTTGCCAGTTTTGTAATCGCTAATAACCAAACTGTCGTTTTCGTCTTTGCTATATCTATCAATAAAACCTTTTAACACAACACCATCTAGTGACGAATTAAGTTCATGCTCTATGCCTACTGGATTAATTAATTTAGGGTCTTCAACAAGCCATAAATTCTCAATACAGAACCAAGCCTGCCAACGAATTTTTTTAACATCTGTCGCACTTCTAAGTAGTTGTGTAATTTTTTCACCCCAACCCTTGTTCGCCCAACAGTCGGTTGCGATAATCCGCGCATACTGAATATTTCTTTCATCTGGCGGCAACTTGTAAAAAATTTCAAGCACGTCGTGCACAAAATTGCCCATCAATGCTTCCTTACCTGAAGCATCAGGAATTAAATCAATTTTATTAAATTTGAATTTTAATGGGCATTGTTCAAAAGTCGCCAATGATGACGGAGATAAATGTGGTGGTGGTTGTAGGTTCTCGCTACTTGGACTCAACATATTGCCCACCCATTTGAAGACGAACTGCTTCGGTGTGCAAAAATCCAAGAACACTTTCGGTGACTTCGCTTGCAGAAGTTGGTTTTGGTGCGTCTTTAAACTCTTGTTTCCATGCGATGTTTAATTGTTCTTTTTGGGCTTTGTCTAGAGACTTGGAAACCTGTTTGAATTTTTCCCAACTTTCTTCATGCTGACTTAGCGGTTCGCTTGATGCATCAATGACTTGCTCAATCTCCATTGCTTCACCCGAACGAGCAAGATACAAACCAATACCAAGTGTCTGTGCTGCTTTTTTTAGAGCATCAGAAACAGCACCCTTTAGTTCATCACCAATATCTAATGGTTCTTGGTTCTTGCTTAACTTAATTTTTTGACCACCGACACCGTCACGACTAATGGTTTTTCCTTCAATGTCTGCTACGAGTGTTACGTGAGCAACTATTGATGTGCCAAGTTGTTGCCATGTCACGACCTTATAAGACCAATTTTCCACACCAATAATTTTGTTCAATCGGGTGATGACTTCACTAACGGGCACATACGTAAGACTTACGCCACCCTTGTTTAGTTTTTTTTCCATTTCCTGAGGGAACGGCTCTGTTAGTAATTGATACATATTGCTCATTATTTACCCGCTTTCACAATTAGGTTTGTTTTATAATCGCCTTGCTCACAATAAGAGTCTGGATTAATACCAATTTCGCCTAATTTTCCAACGCGCCAATAAGAAACCGCCGCATAATCAAGCAACTTAACAACCATGCCTTGAGCATCTAGAACTACTTCGCCAGTATCCATATCAACCGACATTTCTGACAATCTCTCAGCAACACGAGTGGCCAATTCTGGATGACGCCATTTCTTGCGTTCGGTGGCGCCTTTTTTCTCAATAGAACCACCAGATGGAAGTTCTATTAATGAAGAATCTCCCATAGAGTTCATAACTTTTTGCGAAAAAGAATCGTAGATAACAGAAAAATCACGTTTCATCTGGTTTAACTTTAAAAGCAATTCCGCTAATTCCATAATTTGTATTTCCGATTTTGAAACATCCGTCAAAACGGCATCAAGATTGTTTAGGTAAGATGCAAATTCGTTGACGAAATTGAGGTTCTTTTCTTGTATGGTCATAAATTCCTTTGATAGTTAGTAAGTTAGTAGTAATTAACCTAAACGACTATACTGACTTTTTTCCTTTGTGGCAACCCGAGTCCTGTTAAATGTGCAAAGGCACCAGCAGCCGAGTCAACTTGGTCATCGTGGTCCGACGCTTCGGGGAACGATGCAAGTTCGTCCATCCAATCAGATAGCCAAGACCCCCTAATTACACGAATATTCCCGTTTGCCATTGCTGCAGCAAAAGGGCGCGCTCGCGTAACTTTGTCGCCAGTTGAGCGGATTGCCGTAAAATCATAACCAGGCAAAACATACCGAGCAAACTGGTCCACAAGCGCTTTACCCGAAGAGCCTGGCTCTTGTTCCATCCTGATAGGTACACTCAAACCATCTTCATATGCTGTCTGTGCGATGAATTGTTCTACTTTTTCGTTCTTTAAACGAGCACGCTTAACATCCAAAACATAACCAATACCTTGGTCAAAAAGCATTAAAGTACCAACAGTCCAGTCGGGGTTGGGGGTTTTATCCGATGGCTCGGTTGCTGCGAGGTCCCAAAAACGAACAATTTTTGCTGTTGACGCAATTGGTGGTAGTTCATTATTATCTATAATAACTACAGAGGTTCTTTCAAACATTGTCCCCAACGTTGTTGACCACCAGTCTCCCTCTTCAAGCCTCCGTCTTTCAACTGGGTCCAAAGCCGAAAGTGACTGCCTATAAGAAACCGCATCAATGCCTGGATTGTCAGTAAGTTTTGAGGGGACAAAGACCCGTTGTTTTTCTTTGCCCTCAACAATGAAACGCTGCCTAACCCAATTGGGTGCTGGGTTAGATGCACACCTCATCCGTAATGGAACCTCAGACAAGGGTCCGCTTGCCGGTCTACGTAACCGAGAAAAAAGATATCTATAGTCACTTTCTCGGATTTCGGTGACCTCGTCCATCCCAATAAATTGAAATTCCGAGCCCTTATACCGCATGTAGTCTCCGACATTATTCAGGTAACCAAAAGATATTCTTGCCCCAGACGGAAATGTTGCAACAAAACTATTTGCATTCCAATGTACGTCATCATATTGGCCCATCCATGTCCTAAATCTGTCCATTAATGCTCCAGGTAAAGACAAGTCAGCGAATGTGCGACGCAATAAAAGTGCTGAATAACCAGGCACATCAACGTACTGTAGGGCCGCCATTAGTAATGCTGATGATTTGCCGCCGCCAGCAGCACCACCAAATAGTGCTTCAATTGAATATGTTCTTAAAAAAACTCTTTGATTTATGGATGGTGTTTCAGGGCAAAAAAGTGGTTTTTTAGGTTCAAGATATTCTAAAACTTTATTCCAGTCATTCACAATTAATCTCCAATGAGTTCTATCATTATGTCACAAAATACGCTAAGTTGGTGAGTAATGAAAAAAGTACTACTTTTCTTAAAATCTAAACTCAACCGTGTTACCTTCGCAAATACCCTAATGTTTTCATTTATACTGTTTAGTGCAATTGGAGGATTTCTTATAGCACCACCAATTGGCTTCCTGGTGGCAGGTTTATCGTGCGGCATATTTGGTTACATTTTGGGCGCTGAGTAAATATGGCGTGGAATTCATTTAATAACAAGTCGGGTAAGCAGCCGTATGAGATTAAGAGTATTGGGCCTGGTGCTCCAGTCGCCCAAAATCCAGGATTTGCTGGAAAACCATATCGCGATATGTGGGATATTGAAAGGGCATACAGGGAGGGTTTTCAAAAAGTTACTTGGGTAACACGGTGTATAGATGCAATTGCTGGCAATCAGGCAAGACTCCCAATCATCTTAAGAAAAGAAAATTCACGTGACGGCGAAATATTGATAGGTCGAAGAGCGTTAGATAATCCATTAATTGAAATTCTTAATACAAAAAGCAATATTGGTGAAAACGCTTTTATTTTTAGATATCGCCTTACTTCACAACTACTGATGAGTTCTCGTGGGGCATTTATAGAAAAAATACGCGGGCGCGACGGAAGAATTATGGCATTAAACCTATTGCCACCACAACACACGGCACCAATCCCTGACCCTAAAACTTTTGTTTCTGGTTTTGAGGTTGCAATGCCTACTGGCGAAAAAATAATTCTAAAGCCAAATGATGTTTTGTGGATTAGAAGACCTCACCCGCTAGACCCATACCTATCATTAACGCCCATGGAATCTGCCGGTATCGCAATTGAAATTGAAAATCTTGCAAAAGTTTATAATAGAAACTATTTACTAAACGATGGTCGTCCGGGTGGCATCCTTGTCGTCAAGGGAGAAATTGACGAAGACGACAAAGATGAGTTACGTAATAGGTTCAGGGGGAATTTAACCCGCGCTGGAGCAACAACAGTAATTGCCGCAGATGATGGTGTTGATTTTGTAGACACATCAGCAACCCCAAGAGATGCGTCTTATGTGCAGATGAGACAAATCCAGAAAGAAGAAATTCTTGCCGCTTTTGGAGTACCTGAATCAGTTATTGGCAATGCTTCTGGACGAACGTTTTCTAATGCCGCAGAAGAACATCGGGTTTTTTGGAACGAAACAATGCTCCCGCATTTGGATTTACTAGCAAGAGCCTTTGACGAACTCGACGATGTCAATTATGTTGATTTTGATACAAGCAATGTTCCAATCTTGATTCTTTACAAACAGGAACGCACTCGTTATTTTATGGATGAATTCAATGTTGGGTTAGTTAGCCCTAACGAATACAGAACCGCAACTGGTAGAAAAACAGTTAAGAGTGATTTGGCGGACTCCCTACTCATGAATCCAAACCTTACTCCAATTGCTAACACCGAAAAAGAAATGGAACAACCACAGGCGGCAGTTCCGGGGATGCCAGGTGCGCCAGGTGCGCCAGGGATGCCACCAGAAATGCAAATGGCCCCAGATGGAAGTATGCCAAGTCCTTTAGCCCCACAACAACAACCAGCACCTGACACTATGTCTGGCGCATTAGCCGCAGAGGCTGGCGCTGCACCACAAACAGCGGCAGCCCCAGTCCCCGAAGGTCAACTTTCAGCAAATGCATTTGGTGGAATTGAAACCAAGAACGAAAACCTAGCACTTCAAAGATGGACTGAAATCTTGAATAGAAGTCTTGAGCGAACGATTGAACGTCAACAACGAGTGGTGATGGAAAAAGCGTCAGGTATTAAAGCCAAAAAATCTCTTGTCTTGGGCAATCTAGATGTCGGCACTATTTTTATTACCGATATTTGGGATAAACAAATGGATGAAGATATCCGACCAATATTGTCAACAATAATTCAAGAAGCGGGCAAAACAAAAATTTCTAGTAAGAGTTTAAAACAGATAGATGTTGACGCTCAACTTGATGCCCAAATGCTGAGAATAAAAGAAGTTAACCAAAATACATATTCACTTATCAATATGGCATATCTTGGTTCACTGCCAGTTATTGATGCCGAAAATAGAAATATTGTTTTTAGGGCTGAATGCGTAACCGCCTTTAGTGGTCTTTTAGGTAACGATATTTACGAAATTGCCGAACAGGAAGCCAGAAGAGCATGGCAGTTCGCAAGTTAGTTTCAGTAAATTAAAACATTTTACTAAAACTATATTTGATACCTTCTAGGCGAAAGGGTGTTTGTCGCTTATTATTTAATTACTTCTGCAACAGGTAGGTACAATGAACTCACAAATCCAGTTTAAAGCCAATACGGGTCAAATCAATATTGATTCCGCTCAGGGCATTGTTGAGTGTTTTGTTGCCGGAATTGGTAATAAGGACTCAGTTGGCGACATTGTAATTTCTGGTGCATTCACAAAAAGTCTTATGCGTAGAAAACCACGTGTTGTTTGGGGACATAACTGGAATGACCCAATCGGTAAAGTTCTTGAAATTTACGAAGTTCCACCTAACGACCCAAGACTTCCAGCCAAAATGAAGGCAGCCAACATTGGTGGCCTATTCGCAAAAGTTCAATTCAATCTAAATTCAGAAAAAGGGAAAGAAGCGTTTGCTAATATTGCTTTTTTTGGCGAAGAACAAGAATGGTCAATTGGTTACAAGACACTTGATGCCATTTACGACAACACCCGACAGGCAAACGTTTTGAGGGAAGTTGAACTTTACGAGGTTAGCCCTGTTTTGCATGGAGCAAATCAATTAACTGGCACAATTTCCGTTAAAAGCGAAGAAGAAAAAAATCATGCCTACGGTATGGGGATGCCCTCTGGTCAATACCAAATAATGCCCACCGCTACTCCGAAGCCAGAAGAAGCACAAGAACCACGAGACCCTTTTTCACAAGGAATCGCGATGCCTCTTTCTGATGAACGAACTTCCGCACTAAAACAGGAACTAGTTAATAGAACTGGCGGACCTATTGAAGTCATGAGAGCAACCGATTCATCAGTTGTCTTTAATAAACCAGGTAGGGGTATTTTCAGGTTGGGTTATTATTTTGACGGAAACCAATTTATGTTTGGAAAACCAGAACCGATTGGTCAACAAATGGCAACCCCAACCCCACGACCACAAAATGTCCCATCGATTCCCGCTCTCGCATATTCGGCCCCTAAAAATCCAGAAAATCCAAGTATTGTTTTTGGAACAGTAATGCCCAAAAACTATGAAAAATCAGCGATGGACGAGATTGATATATTGCTTGACGAAATCAACCAAGAAACAAAAGTTGGACGTGCAATTAACAATAGAACAATGGACAAACTAAAGAACGTAATCCAGACCCTACAAGACATCGTTGGTACTGAAGTTCAAACAAAATCAAGCCTTATTGTTAAGTGTGACCCAGAACTTGCTTTCAAAACAAAACAATTATTGGACCCAGTTTTTGATTATCATCGCGTAGAAACACTTGTTACTGAAGACGGAATTATGATTACGTCAGAAATTGGTGAAGATGCTTATAATGCAATAGAAACAGCAACCAAAGGTATCGGTCGAAGAATTGGTCGCGCTCTGGGTGGCGGTGGTGGTTCGGGAAAAGTAAGGCGCGCTAGAGGCGCGCTTTCAAGAATCGAAGGCATACAGGACCCACGTAAAAGAAGAGACGTGGACAACGATGGTTTAATTTTTGACGGTACGTGGAGAGAAATGGCCGCCCCTGTGCGCGGACTGCGTTCATCTATTGGACCCAATGACCCCGTGCGCAAAACAATCAAAGCATCGTTTACTAGAAGTGAATCAAAAAAAACGACGGATGCAATTCAGAAAATCTTAAAAGATTCAGGCATGCCAAATCCGGAAAATACGGCACTTCATCAAATACGTACATTTTTAATAAATAGCCAATACAAAAACGATGCCGGATTTGAAATGCCTCAGTCAATACTGGATGGCGCTATCAAAGAATTAGCAGACCTCGAAAGCGCAAATTTTAAAGACGAATACCTTAAAAAAGTTTTAGGGAGTGTTAAAGAAGGCAAACCAGTTAGGTCTAGGGCGGGCGGTGGTGGCCGAAAAGTTGGTTCAAAAACAAACGTGACAACTATCGTGACTCCAAGCGGTGAAAAAGTGGTCCGTAAAAAGTTGTCTGAGATAAAACCAAATAATTGGAATCTTATGTCTTTGACCGATAAGGAAGAATGGTTAATTACTGAGGCGCCAAAATTGGGTCTTGACGAATTGGTTCGGACTAATCAACTTGACAAAATTTCTATTGAAATTGATAATGAAGATAAACGTAATATTAGAAATAGGAGACGAGAAGCGTTTCGGGTTGAACTTGAAGCACAGGAAACAAAACCTCCAACCACAAGAAAACCAAGCAATGAACAGGACGCTGACTCTCCTGAATCGGGCGTGAGGATTACGCAACTAGATGACCCTTCTAAGTTTTTGCTTGTAACAGAAAGATTGCGTCAACACCTAGACAATGTTGAGCAAAAAAGAGGAGCAATCAGGAAGTCTTTGGTTGATGAAATTAAACAAACCTTAAATGATGTCAATACCGCGTTGGCAGAAAAAGAGACAATCGAAGCACTTCAGGAAGCCGAAGACGCAATCAGTAAACTTTTGACAGAAATGAATAAAGACGTAACAGCAAACAACGCGCCACCAGAAGAAGCCAAAATCAAACTATATCTAGAAAGGGTCGCATCAAGCATGGCAGCACGCCGTGCTGAAAGGGAGTCAATTGAGTCTCCTGAATCGGAAGTCACCAGAGCACTAGACCCATTATTTGATATGTCCGCCATGAGTTACTCTGGCCCTGATGAAGATAGTAATATCAGATACTCCGTATCGCCAGCCAGGGGGCTTAGGTCAGCAACAAACTATCTTTCGGCTCGCTCAAGAAGAAAACAGGGCGCAACAGGGCTTCGCTCAACACAACGTACATCAACAACAAAAGAACCCAGAACCGAAATTACCGCTGAAGCCACATGGTGGAACAAGATTGAGTCATCACTACAAAAAGAAATTTCTAAAGCAACAGACAAAAAAACAAAAGACGGTTTAGATTTGCTTAAATCGATACTAAGTCGTCAAGAGTCTGGGAAACTTGGCCCAAAACGAACAAATGCTGGTTCCTTAACGATTACGGCTAGTGAGGCTGACCAAATTCTTGATGCCGTAATGAGTGTTGTTGATAGGCAGGTCAGTACTGCTGGTTCTAGGGGTGAAATTTTTGCAGAACTGTTAGAAAAAATTTCCAGTGCAGCAATGTCAACGTTTATAGAAAAAACTACACCACCAATTGCCCCAAAAATAAAAAAGAACTAAAATTTAAATAAGTGATGATAATAACTAAAAATGGAATAGTTCCGCCGCAGAACAGCCTGTGAAGTATAATTTGTAAATTAGTAATTTCATATAACAGTGTAGATACGTGCCGTTCTAACGAGCGGAGGGTTACGTGTCTATTCACAACTATCAAGGAGTCAGCATTATGGGTCAGCAAGACGATAAGTCGATAGTCAAGGTTGACGGTGATGGGAATGTTTTGAAATGTGCAAAAGACCTTGGTGCTGACTGCGGCTACGTCCCAGGTGCGAAAGTTTGTGGCAAGTGTGGCGCTATGCCCATGCAGATGAAGGAAGCCAAAGGGATGTTGAACATAGAGGAGCAAATGATGAACGAAGACGAAGAGATGGTGGATGAGGAAACCCCTAAAAAAATGTACGGTTACAAGAAACCATTGAAAATGAAAGAAATGGATGAAGACGAAGAAATGATGGACGAAGACGAAGAGACTCCTATGCCTCCTAAAAGAAAGCCTATGGCTTTACCAGACGACGAAGACGAAGAAGTAGAAGAAGAAGAAGAAGAAGAAGAAGAAGAAGAAGAAGAAGAAGAAGAAGTAGCGATGGACGAAGACGAAGACGAAGACGAAGATTCGCCTATGGCATCCCTAAATCGAATGAAGGACTTAAGACTAGAACAACTTGGCTATAAGTCTTTAGATGTTGGTCGTAATGGGTACATGTGTGCAGTTGACCGAAAAGTCTATCCAGGTGGGGTAAATGTTTGTAATGATTGCCCAGGTGGGTGTATGTCTGAAAAAGGTATGCCAGGGCTTCTCCATGTTGAGGGTTTGGCACAAGACATGTTTGATGGCAAAGTAATTGATTCTGGCTACTCGGCAGAGGCAGACATGTTTGTTGTGGACATTGAAGCCAAAGACGGCCGTACGGTAGAAATTTTTGTCGATGGAACAAACGCAGAGGTTCTTGGTTGGCACAAACTAGACCAAGATGCCTTTGAGCAAAAATCTTTGGTTGACGAAATGTCTCTCATTGATTTCAACCAAGCAGCAGAAATTGCAGTCAAGTCAATTCAAGGAGAAGTCGTTGCAGTTGAGCCAGACGTATTTGAGGGCTACGACAGTTACGCCGTAGAAATTGAAGGTATTGACGGAAAGTCTTATGATGTTTTTGTTGCTCTTGACGGAGAAGTTCTGGGTTATGACAAATATGAGCCAGAAGAGGCTGACGAAATTGAAGCAGAAGCAGCAGAAATTGCTCTAAAGCGCGCCTTCTCTGATGAAGACCGTGCAAAAATGGCGAAAGAAGGCACCGCACTCAGTGATGGTTCTTTCCCAATCGCCAATACGGAAGATTTAGAAAATGCAATTCAGGCATTCGGCCGAGCAAAAAATAAATCAGCCGCTAAGCAGCACATCATGAAACGTGCTCAAGCGCTTGGTGCGCAATCATCAATTCCAGCAGGCTGGCTTACTCAAGGAGAAAAATCAGAAGGCAACTATGATGTAAAATCAGATGTAGCAATTGCTGATAGAGAATTTTTAGCGTCACTCCTGGAATTCGAACTCCTGAATTTAGAAGTTGACGAAAAAAATTCCTAAACAGAATTTTCAACTTTTAGAAAATGGAGCCCGCAATGACGGGTAAAAAATTAAAAATCACGCGCTCTTATGAGAGTATGCGTTTTAACCCAGTCGAAACAATAGATTCGCGCGCGCTTAATTTTTTAAAAAAACAAAATTTTACACTTGACTTTTCGCCAGAGTTATCGACAAAAGCCCTAAAACCAAAAGCAAACCCAAACGCAGACAATAAGGCTAAGAGGAAAAAGGCCAGTGGTCCAATAAAAAGATATGGTGTAGCGGTATTTGACCCCAACGGCAAATGGTCACCGGGCAAAGTATTTGTTCCGTGGATTATGAAAAACAATAGGGTCTCTGGTGATGACGTACCAAATGTTGGATGGATTACGCCGCCGAAAACCCTCAAACCCAAAGACGTTTCAAAAACAGTCAAAAACCTAATTGCTTTAAATAAAAGCAAACCTGGATATAGATTCAAAGACTCTAAACCAAATCCACGAACGGGCGGTTTTGAAAAAAAGGCATTAGGACCATCTTTGGGGACATTGGTCCCAGGAGGCGATATTGGTGCTAGGGCTGCATCAAAATTGGGTTTAATCGTTGATGCGCTTGGAAAACTAAGATGTCCGCCAGGGGTGCCTGCAGCAAACCAATTTACAGATTCGGTTGGTTCCAATTGTTTTAATTTTTTGCCAGCAGTAGCAAAAAGGCTTTTAAGCGAAGCGGTTCAATTTGGTCGTGAACAAATGTCGCATTTAGCAATGCTTAACAATATTGAACAAACTGCGCGTCGAGATAGTGGTTTAATCGTTCCGAATACTAGCGGTCTCATATTGCCCCCGTCAGAAAATTTAATTATCCCCCATATTCTTGGACCAGACGGCAAAATTCTTTCAATTGTCTCTACCATAAAACCAATTGTCTACGCAGAAACTGTGAGAGCGCAATTGGCCCGAGATTATCCAAATATAGACATGGAAGAAAGAGAACGAATAGTAAAACTTGCAGAACAAAAAGCGGGCATGGTCCAGGGCATGAATAGTCAAATCAAAAGAGCGCTTGATTATTTAACGGAACTTGGAATAAATGTTGACGAAAATGACCCACAGAGTTTGACAACCGGATTAATGTCGGCAATTGAAAAATTACAAAAACTTGGTTGGGACATTGATTTTGACGGTCTTTTGTGGGGCGTTGATTTAACCAATAACCAATCTCTATCGATGGAAGAAAAAGTTGCACTTCATACAAAAGGAGTTGTTCAAACAGCAGTAGAAATAGTTCTAGGTAACCCAACTGAGCATTTTTCCGAAAAAGAACTTGATGAATTATTCGCCGACCTTGAAGGCGATACTGATGAAATTGTTAAGAACATTTCTAACGCTGTTTTAAATAACGATTTATCAAAGTTGAGCACTGGGCAAAAAAAAGTTGCTACTAAAGTTATCGAAAGAATGAACGACTATTGGGCATCAGAGCACGGCTTTCTTATGTCTATCGTTGCAGAGCACAAAGAGAATCCAGTAGATGTTGAATTAATACAAAGATTTGTACTGATGGACCCAATGGACTCTTCTAACAAAAACGTTGAGGCTATGGTTATACCAACAGAAGACGGCAAATTAGCAATGGCGTTTAACCCGATTGGGATGATGATGGACAATCCACCATCAGCGCCAAAAAACGGTGAGTGGAGAATGTATGAGGGTGACGGTAAGGGATTAGAAATTGAACAAATACAAGCAATCTCCAGGGTTGTTGATGCCGATACCAGGAAACGTCTTCTTAATGAGTTTTTGAAACAAACAAATTCTTCAGATTCAGCAACGCAAAAAGGAAAGCACCTTAACATTATCATGGAAGAACATGCTGGGCGACTTGGTCGTTCAATGTTTATCTTTCAGCACGAATTAACTCACGCTAAACAATATGCATTATTGGCTTATTTGATATCTCATGACCCAAGCGGCAGACGCCTAAAAGGTATGACAAATGCCGAGGTGTTGAATTTGGTAGACGAATTAATAGGTGGTAGAAATTCATTAATGAGCCTAGAATCAGTTCTCAGTGACCCACGAGTAATGGCTTCCGCTTTTGCGGAAATGGGGACAATGGTTGAGGCTCTTGTTACGGACGGTATGGCAGGGGCATACCCACAATCGCATTTGAACGCAATGAATATTTTGTCAGAATTATTGTCGCTTCCACCAAGCCAAAGACTTGCTGCGGCAGAAAACCTAAATAGGGAAGCAACCATTTTGGAAGATGCAATGAATGCTGGTTTTATTACAACCGAAGAAAGTCAAAGACTAAGCGCATTAAATATGGCCTTAAATAGTATTGGTGAAGTATTGGACGGGAATCAAAAACTAGAAGAAGCCATCAATGGACAACGTGCGCTTATGTTTGCTGAAGCGATTGCTGAATTAAATGCCGCTGTAAAAATGGGACTAATACAGCCAACTGACGAAATTAAAAAAGTGCTCGAACACATCAATGGTCCCATGGACCAAGTTCATAAGTTCAAAAATTCACTTGACGAACATGGGAGATTAAAACTTAATACATTCGATGAATTTAACGAGAAAGAGCGTGGAATCTCATTTAGCGGAAAACGAAAAAAACGAAAAAAAGGCGACATAACCGGCGAGAGTTATACAGAACGCCAAAAACGCTTAATCGGCAACGATGACCCAATTTCTATTATGGATTCAACAGAGTCCCATAAAAGTAAAGAAAGTATAGTATCTCGGTTTTCTGAAATTAGAAAAAATATAATGTTAAAGGCTACCGAAAAACAAAAAAAAGCAATGTCAGAAGAACTTCCTGAACAAAATAATGCAAAAATTATAAACTTAGATGGTTTATTGATTGCCGAACTTGACGATAGTGGCAATATCCGTGATGGACTTAGTCAAGGAAAAACTTTTGACAAAAAACTCGAAGAGGATATTATTCCTATTTTAGATTTAATGGAAAATAATCCACTAGAAGAAGACATTGCTGTTGTTGTTGATATTGGAAACATAAAACAAAGCAAAAATCCAAACCGTGTAACATTTTTGGAATTTGTTAATTTTGTGCGTACAGGTATTGCACTAAACAAACAAAAATATGAAACAGATGATTTTCCAAGACAAAATCAAAAAATGATAGTCAAGGTCCCCAAAGGGTCTCGTGGAATCCCTGATTTTGATTTTGCACCAAAATATCCTGGGTCCGGCAAGGATGGTGGAGTGATTAAACCTGACTACGATTTAGATGTTGAACCAAAATACCCTTATTACCGCAGGGGTGATGGAATGCGTAAACCTGACGGCGACCGCGATTTTGGAACTGGACAATTAGCGGACGACGATGTTGAGGAATTGTTCCGAAGAAACGAAGAAAACAAAATAACGCGCAGAAAAAAATTTGGGAAAAAACCCAGAGGGGGCAGACCCACAGCGGACCAAATAGCAGAAGAAGAAAACCGTCAAGTAGAAGCAGAAAGAATCAGGAATTTAGGTCTTGCATCAAGAACCCCTACCGGCCTTAAATTGCCCGAACGGACAACTAAAGAAAAATTAGACAGAGGACCAAGATTGTTGGTAAATGGCAGGAACGAAGATGGCACACCAACAATGGCAAGCGTGGATGTGTTGGTACAAAGATTTGGCAAAACCAGTAAAGAAATAAATAAATATTTTAGTGAGAAACACGGCGTACCAGTAAACGTTTCAGACAAGTCTTTGTCTATGGATGGAGAGGTAGGAAGAAAACAACAAACTGTTATTTATGGGTCGTTACAAGCAATCGACGACGTTTTGGCAAACATAGACAGCAAGTCTCTTGTAGGAAGAGATAAGTTGGAAATTTCTCTTGAACGAATGCTGTTAAATCAAAATCAAGGCGAATTCAATGTAAGGCAAAATTGGTTTTCTCAAACAAAATTTGGCGACAATGACACTAGGTCAAAAATAAGTATTAGTTTGGGTGAACTTGCTGGAGCCAATATTCAAGATAGTTGGTACGATAAAGTTCAGGGTAAAGGCACAAGAGCAGAAAACGTACAGGATTTGTTTCAACGATTAGGTATCCCTAATTATTTTGAATATATTTTTCCCGGAGAAGATTCTCCAGATTTGGAATATTGGCAATCGGTAGATGACCAATTCCGACAAAGACTGGCCTACGGTGTTTCGGTTCACGAAATTGGTCATTATTTAGACTTTACTCAAAGAAGTACAGGCGACAACATTAGAACCGAGCGTCCACTAATTAGAGAGGTTATTAGAGCGCGACAGGGCGAGGCATCAGACCGAGGGATATTTCAATCAACATCTCCAGGAATGCCAGACTCATTTACAAATTCCCCATCGGTTTCGCTGTATGGTCTTTCAAGTGAAACAGAAAAAGTTGCCGAGGCGTGGATGGCTTGGTTTCTGTTTGCAGGTACAGAGTTGGGGACATCGCCAGTGTCGGGAAATTTAGAAAATTACGTGTATGAACGCGACGCATCGAGATTCCGACGAGCGCTAAGCGACATTATTTCACCGTTGTTAGAACAATTAGGGCCAAGAGTTAAAAGCGCAAAACCAACAAAAAAATCAAAAACCCCAACAGCAACAACAAACGAATTACCCATGGGGGCTTTTATCTACGCAATGTTACCGTTTATCAAAATGCTTAATAAAGACAAATCACCAGCAAAGCCATCTCGTATATTTAGCCGTAAAAGACCTTCTTCGGGGACACCTGACCCACGTGGCTCAATCGCGTCAATGCTTCTTGCGCCTGGCAAAATTAAAATTGAAGGCAAAAAAGAAGATGGCACTCTTGTTGGTCGATTGGTTGAACAAAATACACCGATGAAATCTTTGTTGAAACTTGAAAATAAATTACAAGAAATTATCAGTAATCCCAATAACCGTGGTTCTCATAAAATTGAGGCACAACGAGCATTGAGCGTAATCAAAGCACGGAGAAGCGCAGAACTAACCGGTGGTCCGAGTTTGTTTGTACCCAAAACCAGTAAAACAGTACTTGAAATACCAACAACTATTAATCAAAATTCTGAACAAATTCTTCAAAGACTAGAAGACAGCGGAGCAAAATGGGGCGAGGCATTACCTGGTGCCACAACGGTACTTGCCACAGACCCTAATGGTCCGACTAGGTTATCAAATGACACCAGATTTGAATCAGACCAAGAGTCAATTGTCGCCATTGATAAAGAAATTAAAAAAATTCTATCATCAGTCAAAAAAGACAAAGATGTAATAAAAACTATTTTCCCAGAAGTTTTAAAACGTCTTAAATCAATGACGGAAGATGAATTTAAAAAAATCTTAGTAAAAGCATCAAGGGAATATGTTAAAGGCATAGACAAACGTCCACGCTTTAGATTTAACGACAACGATATGAACTCGCCAACACCAGAAAGCCCTTTTGACAATTTTATCAATAGTGGTTTATGGGTAGCCAATTTAGGAGATACCAATAATGATATTGAGTTAAATTCTCGTTACGTATTGAGATTGGGTATACCTGAGAATTTGGAAGCGGATATTCAACCAGTTCGCGGCTATTTGCTACATAATGACGAAATTAAAAAACGTGCAATGAAGGCGGAATTAGAAATTGCAAAGAAGAAAGACAATTTTGAAAAAAGAGGGATTAATCCAGCAAAAATTAAACCAGAATATCTTCCTCAATTAATGTCTATAGGTGAATACGGTGCAAAAGATTCATTAAATGCACTTCCAAAAGAACGAGGGCAAACAGAAATTGTGCTTAAGCCACAAATAGCACACCGAACACTTATGACACTTGGTGACTCGCTTGATGGAGCAAGAACTCCAATCAGTTTAGACAACGAAGACAGTGATGAACAACTTCTTATAGCAATGCTTAGAAATAGGTGGATAGACAACGAAGAATCTCCCGACTCCAAGAAAACCAAACTAACCACAGAACAAAGAATTGTTAACCTCCTAAATGCATCTATCGGCAAAAACGGCTATGGGGATATTACTAAAGACGATAAAGGAAACCGACATTTTTCCGAAGCAATTATTGCCGGTGGATTTAAATTGAATGAAGTTGAAGAAATACACCTAAGCGCAGACTATGTTAAACGAAACATAGAAGAAAAACTTACGGAACCTAATTTGGCTCTAGCCACAAAAATCTTGTCACAAATGTCCGTGAACAACGATTTAATTAATGCTGAAAACATTATTTTAAAACCTAAAACACCAGAAGAAGTAAAAGCCGCTCAGGAATTAAAGAAGAAGATTATATATGTTCAGCAACTTAAAAAACAAAGAGAATCACGAATAGCATTTTCTAATCGAATAAATACATCCGTGCGTAGTGGTGGTGGTCCAAGAATTATTTTCCCTAATGATGATGGGCTTGATTACGACGACCCAAAAACCTACAAAAACTACCTAGAAGGAATGAGTATTGATGACCTCCTTAATGACAGGATGGCAAACGATGTAAGAGAAATATTAAAAGGTCTTGGTAAGCCAGTTGCCACAAATGAACAAATTAGGACACTCAGAGAAAAAATTAGAAACAATAAATCAACTTTTAAGGATTCATCTAAAGAAAAAGTTGACGCTCAATGAAATCTGTTTTAGTAGGTAAATCTAATAATACTAAAATTTATTATGTATTAGACGCAAATTCGAACAATAATGACGGCGTTCTTGTTGATGATGTCGGAAATATTAAAGTTATTAATTTTTGGGAATTTGTTAGTAAAAAATCTAATATTAACAAAATGCAACATAGTAAATTTCATAAATTTCTTTGGAATAAACCAACAAATATAGAAAAAAGAAAATGGCAATCAATTTTTATAACCAAAAGTCTTGCCCCAGACGATGACCTAATTGATTCGATTGTCGTCAATAACGACGTTCTAAACAGAACGCAAATTATAAATCAGATAGCAAATAGGGCCCTAGATTTCAAAATTGCTTTATCTTCTCAAACGCTTGAAAAAAAGATTCTCGGGCAAATGGGTCGCAGGATTGGACGCGCTATTGGGCCAAATCGAAAAATAGGTAAAAGAGTTTTTCGAGAGGTTGAGGGGGTTCTTGACCCACAAAAACGCCGTGACGGCAACAACGACGGAATGATATTTGACGGCACAATACGAGAAATGCCAGCCCCTCCACGCGGATTGCGTTCATCTACCAGCGGTGAGCAAGTTGCGGTAGACGGCCTACCCGAATCACAAATTGCCACGGTAGACGACCAGCCAAGGAAACTTCCTCCCGGTGAGTCATTGCCTCAGTGGACAGACATGCAGGGAAACCGAAAAAAAAGATTATTACAACTATTGAAATTAACCAATCCAGGTGCCGGTAAACAAGAAATATTAAATTGGTTTAGGGACCACCTTAAAGGTGTTTCAATTAATGATATTTTAAAACGTCTAAGAAAAAAAGAAGACGATATTCTTAAAGTTTTTGGTGTTGACGAAATTAAAAACGCAAAGCAGGCTAGGGAAATACTTGCATCTATCTATCCTAATGCAGTAACAGAAAGAAACGCATACTTGCCCAGAGATGCTGGGAAAAAAAGGAAACATACATTTTTTGAATTTCTATGGTACAACCCAGACGGAAGCCGAAGAGACGAAAATGACCAACTATCTGATTCGGAAAAAACTTTGTTTTTAAGCCATCTCAGGCTCATCCAGCAAAACCAGACAATTACACAACGTGTGGTCCATTACATATCTGGCACCACTTCATACAGGGCGCCCAAATCATTTGTCGACAAATACATTAAACAATTGTCAAGCGGCGGGATATCTTCGCTTGAAGAATTAATAGATTTGATGCCCGACTTTCTAAGAGACCAAATACTTGACGACAAAACCCCAATAATACCGTATATTAATGTAGACCCAAATGGCGATATTTCCTGGAAACTAATATCAATAGAAAAAGCAGGTTCAGTCAATTGGACAAATTACCAAACATATATGCAAATGTTCGTACCATTAATTCGAATGGACCAAAAAGAACACGTTAAAGAATTAACCCAGGTGATGACGTTGGAACTTTTCCAAGTCGCAGGACAGGGAGAAGTGTTGGGTTACGTTGGGGTGGACCCAAATATGCCAAACATGTTTTTTGGGTTAGATTTTTTGCCTTCGATATTCCATATGGACGACTTAGAAAAAAATCGGCAACAAAATTTACCTGTAAATAAAACCCGTCCCGAAATTGTTAGAATGATGTATAGAGATAGTCAAACCGACGGGAAGGTCTCCTCAAGCATATCTGGCATAAGAAACTCGGGGACATTAACTGACCAATATTTTTCAATGTCGTCGATTTCTAATCGAATACTTGTGGCTAGAGAATTAATAGAACTTAGTGACGTCAAAGACAAAAAAAACATACAAAAACAAATAGACAGAATAATTAAAAAACAAACAAAACTAAAAGAGTCTACGGTTGAGTTGTCTTTGAGCGAAGAATTTAGTATTTTGCAAAAAGATTTACAAGATTTAGAAATTAAATTACGTGATGTATCTGTCTTGACAGACGAAATAACCCAAGATTTTTTAAAACAATTAAACAATATATCCACAACGGCAACCACGTACCACGAAAATGGTCACTTTCTTCACGGAATAGCAAAATCAAACGACGTATATAAAAAACTTTCGGAAGAAAGACAAAAAAGAATACTTGAACTTAGAAGCAAAAGCGCCACGTTGACCCCAGATGAACAAAAAGAATATGATTATTTAAACAACCCAGACCTGAGCGATAAAATGCTTCTTCCTTGGCTATTTAAGCACTTGCACTTAAATGCCGAAGATGAAGAAATCGTCCCCCGCTTAATTGATACCGAAACAGAACTGGCTATTCTTGGTTTGATTCAAATTTTTGGCAATATAAGCACGCCTTTAGATATCAATACAGGCAGTCCAACAGAATTGAATGTTCTTAGAAAAAATTCAATTCTTGGACTACTTGTTGAAGCCCTACAGAAAAACCGTACTAACTCAAATCCGGGCATTGCCTCTGCCGCCAATGAGCAACTTAAAGAAGTAGTTGAATTACATAAACATAAGTTAAAAGAATCAATTATTGACCCAGTCACTAGTTTGCCAGTACAGGTATCAGAATCAACTATTAAAAAAATAGTGGAAAGAAATAGAAGCGCAATTAAGTTTTTGCAAGACAACCCATCAATTGGCGACTATTCAAACATACAAGAAAGATTAAAACTACTAACTCCAACAAGTGGTGATTTAACTCTTGAAAATTTATTAAAAATTATTGCGACGGAACAAATCATTGGTCAATTTGGGTTAGATAAACCAACACGAATGTCCGGTTCACCACACAACTTAGACACTTATTACCCACAAGGTCTCATACTAGGAACAGACGCATCGATTGAAATACGCGGTTCGAATAATTCCGCAATTGCTGTTATGAGTCCGGGTGAAAATAAGTCAAATCTTATATATGGTGCAAATGTTACAGATATTTTACCGACGGTGGCAAAATATGGATTACCAAAATTTTTTAACGAGGAAGATAATAAGGCTTTTATTAGAAGCATTAATTCGTACGCACTGTCCCATCTTGGACATTATGCCAATGCCGTGCAGGGTCAAACCAAGCCTCTGGTAAAGCCGTCAAACGATGCTCGAAAAGACATTGAATTGATTTCTGCAAGAGGTGCTTTCAAAATACTAAAAAACGCATATGGGCGGCTAAGAACCAATACTGTCGGAGAAAATACTGACACCAAAAATCACACGGTCTCTAGTTATTTAAGTGCAATGCCTAATTTGGGTATGTATAATTTGGCAAAACTAATAGAATCAAATGCTGTCCTTAAAGACAAATCCAAAAAAGGCAATCTTTCTGAATTTTATAAATTGCTGGATGCTAATGAAAAAAAATTGGTGAGAAAGGCTATTTTTGACGACACACTGCAAATGCAATTGAAGCGCGTTCTCGAACCCCTATCACACGATGACAAATTTGCCGAAGGCATAGTCGACAGTTTAGAGAAAACATTAAAGCAAGGAAATATAAGTCTTAGCGACACGACTAAGCGCAACCTCATACAGTCATTGACCGAATTAATACCACAATTTATGAGCACCGATGGTGCCACCGAAGAGATGTTTAGAAATGACTTTATGTACCGGATTGCACAGGTGGTTGGGCCAGAATTTCAAAATAGAAATATGGACAACAATTATGTAATTGATTTTGTGACCAAGTTTGTTGCTGCGCAAGAAAGCACTAGTTTTGGTCCTAAGACTGTTGGGCCTTTGATTAAAGAAATGCTCAATTACTTCTCCTGGGATGACTTGTCAGAAAACGAAATTGAAACAATTCTAAATTTAGTACAAAGGTGGGGTGGTCACCTTGGTGAGCCAAGTTATGCAATGCATGATTACAGGACAGCACAAGGGGGGCATTTGATTGGTGCATTGAGACTGATGACTTTGGGTAAACGGTTAGAGTGGGCCGAAATACATGCCGAACTAAATCTTCTGTTAGAAACAGGTATTCCGTTTTTGACCGATGGTAGAAACCTAACCGAGGAAGAACTAAATTCATTAACAAAACTTATTCAATGGATGCGTCCAGATGAAAAAAAACTTCCGGAGATTAAATCATTACAAACCGAGTCATTAAAACAGAGAGAGGACAGATGGCTTATTTAAAACCAGAACAAATAAACGGCTATAACGATGCTCCGGAATGGTTAAAAAAATGGATACGGGTTTTTGGCAATATCTGGCCTTACGACAATCGAGATTATTGGGGTGACTTAGTTTTCTCGCACAAAATCCAAGTAATGGCAAACAAAATTTCTGAAGAGGATTCTGACAAAGCATTGAGCAAATTATTGAATCAAGCATCACAAATACCTGAAAGAATTATTAGAAATCGTGTCAACCCTTTACGTTCAGGTATCGAGAGTTTAATTTATACAGAACGCAATGCTGACGCTTGGCAAAAATATGAAGATGGTACACTTGTAGACAAAGACGATGTTGCAGAATGGTACGGACAACAACTGCTCTCGCAAAAATCAAGCGAATTGGAAACATAATTCAAATATGGACCAAAACTCCAAAGCCGACCCACTTGGTGGGTTAATCCCACAAGAGCGTATTACTGGCGATGTCCTTCGCGGGCGCGGGCCCAGAAGAGGTAATTTGGAGAGACTTTTACGATATTGGCGTCCGATAATGAATAAACCCGGTGGCTTTACTCGGTGTCGAATAATTTTAGCGGACCATCCAGAACTGTACCCATTAAACAACATTTGTGCCTGGCTTCACCACGAGACAACCGGTGTTTGGCCCAACGAGGGGTGTCACCATCCGGGAATGAAAAACTGTAAAAACAAGTTAAAAAAACGTAATTGGACCAATGCCGAATTTTTAAGAAGAATAAACAAGCCAATCAACCCCCCGGGAGGACTTGGTAAATTAAAACAACTTGACCGTGAAGATGACGAACAACAATTTTTTTCAACTAAACAATGGCGTCAAACAGAAGAATTATCCCCGGTTGTCACCGGTATGGATGTAAAACATGCCATGATGGTGCTGCGGGATTTTATGGACATGGAGCCCAAATTCGTAGAGTACCTGCGCAATGATGATAGTTGGGAAATGGTCGGGGAGAATAATGAGAACGTCAAAGTCTCTATGCCCTACGTTCCCAGTGAGTGCTGTGGTGGTTAATGAATAATAAATCTATAAATATACGTGAAATCAAAAGACTAACTACGCCTAGTTCGTGTTGCCCTGACTCCAAAATCACAAAATTACGAATTGTTTTTAATTCTCAAGAAAATAGCCCAACAAATATTTTGCGCGGTTTTGGTGCTAATAAGCAAGAGATTATTTCATTTAAAGCCCTTATTAAAAGAGGCACGAATGAAAGAAATTACAATATTAAAAGAGTCGGAACAATAGGTTCTAATTCACCAATTCTTCAAGGTGTGCAAGCCGTGGGTTCTTATTTTGCGCCGGGGGATATAAGTAAATTTAGAAGTCCTGTTCGTTCGGCGGCTTACGGAGCGCTAATTCCTGGCAAACCAAGAATTCCAGGTTTGGGTTCAATTAGAAGAATCGCCAATGTAGGCGACGGACAATCGCGCTGCCCTGAAGGGTATCAATACGGCGGTCGATTTACCGATAATCAATTTTCTACATGCGGTAAACAATTATTTGCACTTCCTGGAATACTTGGTGCAACAATTGCCGCGATTCGAAAACTTGACAGATTTGTAAACAAGCCCATTACTGCCACCGGTACGCCATTAGGTGCCGGAGATTATCAAAACAACACCGGTATTAGTAGGGCACCCCAAATACCCAAAGTATCTTTACCTAACCCTAAAAAACTTGAACTTGAAGTTCAAAAACTCGTCACCCCACTGGGTGTAAGTAAATTATCTGCGGTTCGAATGGTCCGACGAGACGGTTTTGTGTTAGAGCCAGTTGTTTCACCTTCGGTTTTAAGAACAATCCCAGACAACAGAGACATGGACGGTGCAACTTATCTTGCAAATTATTTATCTGCAGAAAAGATGGGTGGTGAGGAATTGGGCTTACTTTCAAACACCGGAATACAAAGTCTTAAGTATGTTTTGCCAGGGGGTTCTGTTTTAACTCTAGAGAAAAAAAGACTATTGACGGTTGGGGAGCGAAGAAAACTTGGACGCACAGTAAATTCCGCCGCGGAAATTTCTATAGACAAAGACCCAGCGGCAAGACTTAAATATGTAGCAACAGAAACTGGTGACGGTATTGGCTACAGTGAAAATTTCTCTGGGATAAAGAATCCAAATAAAATTCTCGAAAATGGCAAACAGCGGTGGGCCACTATTGCTTTCAGCAAAAATAGAAAAGTTACTGTTTCGGAAGAAACAGAAAAACCTGTCGATAGTCTAAGTTCCGCAGGCAAAGATATTTCTTCAGTAGATGGCGCAATTGAGCATCTTAAAAACAATGGCACACTTGCAGATATCTCTCCAAGCATCCTTCAAGAAGTCTTGGCTCGTATGTCGGGTGTTAAAATTGAAAAAATTAACGACACTCAGTCCTTGGTCACGCTACCGAACACTAACAAATTTATTTTGAAGTCAAGTAGGTCGCGATTTGAACATCTTGCAGAACAGTATGCGGCTAGCCTGCAAGAACACATGCAATTAGCATCGCCTGACGTATTTTTTGTAGGACTTGGCGATAAGAGAAAATACTTAGTTCAATCACCGGGCGAAGTTCTGTCGGGTTACTCAATAGATAGGGAAAATAGTATTTCTGAAGCACAACTAGCAGACATCCCCGCTTTGATGATTTCTGATTTGTTAACTGATACTAGGAATCGAAATATAGGTTCAATTACCTTACTAACAGACGAAACAGGCAAGAAGAGGATTGTGGCTACAAGTAACCCCGATTCCGGACTTTTAGAGTTGTCAAAAATCGAAATTCGCGAAAGAACACTTGCCGATATTGACAATTTTGGTAACGAAGTAATCAATGATTTCTATAAGTCACATTACGCTCAGTTAAAAGAGGGTCAACGCCGCCAGTACCAATTGTTTGTTGTTAAACTTGTAGAACGAGCCAGGCTTTTTAATTTTTCTAATTTTAAGTCAAAACTTTACTCAGATGGTGAATTGTCAAACGGTGAAAAAACCCACTTAAATATCCTAGAAATATTATTTAAGCAACGTGTGCAGATGCTGCAAACAGTAGGCGAAAATATTAACGCAATTCTAGAAGGTGAATAATGAAGCAATACGCAATCCTAAAAGACACACTTTCTAATACGCACTATGGCGTTGCCGTAAAAAGCAATGACATAATTGAGTTTTTTGGATTAAATGAACAAAGTTGTCAATGGGCAGAATGGGCAAACCAGAAAAGTTTAGATATCTCCCAAATTCCGGATGGTGTGTCGATTGACGAATTTAGCGACCTTACAGAAAACATGGCTAAACAATTTGGTTTCAAAATAGGCGGTGGTGATTTACCGGAAACAAAATCTATTACGGGTCAAGTTTTAACAAAAAATATCAAAAATACTATATTTGTTAAATCAGAATTTCTAGAAACTAAATCAAAAACCCCATCTGTTTCTGACATACCATTAGGAGAGTTCACCACTGCGAAACCTTTGGTAATAGCATTTAAGGTTGCGGTATTTAAAAACGATATTTTGCGTAGCGAGATTGCTTTAAAGAGCCGATTCAACCAACTTGCTTTTAATCTTGAAAATAATAAATTTAACCCTAGGCCAAATTCTAACTTTAAAAGTATTGACTTTGACAGGCTTAACAGAAAGTCTAGTGCTGGGATGCAGCGTAGATTTGGTAAACAAATTGTTGAGCAAATTAATTCCAACATTTCATTTTCTGATACCGAGACAAAGTTCCCAGGAGAATTTATAGCGGGGTTCCTTTTTGGAAGACGACGTAGACGTAAGAAAAGAAAGAAAATGAGTTTTAAGACATCAGAAATTTTGGACTTTCACCAAAAAGGAATTGGTAGAGCAATCGGTGGTGCAATTGGTGGTGCGGCACGTAGAACATCAATCCCTAACAGGCCTGGCAGAGGCGGTCGTGGTGTTGCGTCGCGTGTTATTGCTGGTGTCCTCGACCCAAACAAGCGTCGTGACGTAGATGGCGACGGAATGATTTTTGATGGAACGTGGCGCGAAATGCCAGACCCAACAAGATTCAAACCAGCCATGGATGAATCGGCAATTAGGGCCAGAATGTCTATTCCGGTAGACATGAGACCAGGTCGTAGGACAGATGCCTCCGACACTTTTATTAGTGAAGATTTTCGGTCAGATAGGGGCGGACTAAGAGGAAGAATACCGACTGACGAACCACGGCGTGGGGTCAGAAGTCAAACCAGCCCAACGGGAAAACGTATAGAAGAAGAATTTGCGGATGTTATAGACGACCTATTAGACCGTTCTCAAGGAACTTCAGACAATCTTGAATC